CGTTGTGTTAGCGCGCACCTGCAGTTTTACGGGGGTGTCGTCCGCAAACAGGGCGGGTCCCGCCCGGACCAGTTTGCCGATGTGCTCTGCCAGAGGCTCCAGCAGGGCCGTCGTGCGCCCGACCCAGTCGCTCAGCGTGGAGCGATGCAGATCAACCCCTTCACGTGCGTAGATCTTGGACTGCCGCTCAAGCGGCAGGTGATCACAATATTTGCCGACCAGCATGTGCGACACGAGGCCGGGGCCGGGCCGCCCGCGTTCGATCAGGCGGGACGGCAGCGGGGCTTGGGCGAAAGCTTCACAGCAGGTGCAGGCCATGCGTGGGCGGATAAACCGGCGCACGACGAAGTGACCGGGGATGTAATCCAGCTCTTCGGTCACGTCCTCGCCCACCTGGCGCAGGGTGCCACCGCATCCATCGCATGCCTCGCCCGGCGACAGGATCTCATCTTCCCGATCCAGATGGTCGGGCAGTGGCTTGCGGCTGTGCTGGCGCTTCGCCTGAGGCTCATCATTATCCGGCGACTGCCCCGCGTGCTGATCCTCTGCGGCTTGCGCTATCTCATCGTCTTCCGACAGGTCGAGCGCCAGCTGATCCATGCACTCTGACTTTGCGCCGAAGCGCGCTTTGCGATGGCCGTGCAGTTCGGCCTTCAGCTTCTCGATTTGGTAGGCCTGAGACTGGATATGCTGGAGCATTTGCTCGCTGACAGAGCGCAGCTCGTCAGGGTCTTTGGGCAGAGATTTGAAGGCGTCCAGCATGGGGCATACTATACCAAATCGTCCCATAAGAGGGAACGCAAAACAGCGTCAAAGCCCATGTTTTGTTGGGTATCACCCCCTATCCCGCGACCAGCGGTCGCCAGGTCTTCTGCGGTGTCCGCCAGTCGATCCCTTCCAGTAGCATCGACAGTTGTGATGGGCTCAGGCTGACCTTACCTTCCTTGGCCGCCGGCCAAACAAACCGGCCCCGTTCCAGCCGCTTTGCAAACAGGCAGGCCCCCTGGCTATCCCACCAGATGATCTTCAAAAGATCGCCCCGGCGGCCCCTGAAGACGAACATGTGGCCCGAATAAGGATCCTCGGCCAAAACCTGTTCGGCCTGTGCCGCCAGCGTATTGAACCCGCGCCGCATATCCGTGACGCCGGCGGCCAGCCAAACCCGCGTGTTGCTCGGCACCGGGATCATCGTGCCAGCCCCTCGACCATCGCCACGATCGCCGACAGCGCGGTCGCACCCTCCAGCAATATCCGTCGACCATCCGACAATGTGATGTCGACGCGCTGCGCAGTGACGGAACCTGTTGAAGGATTGAACGGAATGGGTGCCGCTGGGGCGGGCGTCATGCCCACAACCTCGATTGGAAGAAACGATGCGCTCTCAGGCTCGGGTAAATCCACAGCCTGATCAGTTGATGAAAACCGAGGGTCGCGAAGCCATTTGTGGATCAGGTTGGTGTTCATCGCGTAGCGCCGGGCAACCTGCGCAACCGAGACCCCAGGAACCCCCGCCTGCGTGCAAATCGACCGCTTCTCTTCGTCCGACCAAACCCGCTTCTTCTGGCCTTTCTTGCCCGCCATCGCTCACCTCAAGATGTCCACTATCGATGGTGGACATCTAGCAGGCACTCCATCACGCCGTCAGAGCGGGGACACCGGACGGATACTGTTTATTGGGGTTCGCGTCAAAACGAAACGAAACGGGTGTTTTTGCCGGTGTCACTGGGAAAGCCTCGCGCCTCGCCCCCCCACATACACCTACGGCTAGGAAGGACCCGTTTAATTACAATGGGTTACGTGGTGTAACGATTTAGAAAGAGACGGTATTTATCGATCAACTGATAAGCGCTTGCAGACCAACAAACCATCAACCTTCCAAATGAAAACGGGGAGAGCCGTCTTCCAACGCACTCTCCCCATTATGCCCTACGGATAGCACGAAACTGTTGCATGTGTCGAACACAAAAGTGTTGCAACATATTGGAGTCGTTCAGACATTCAGGCGCGACGCGATCTTGGTCAATGCGAGCTTGTGCTTGCGCCATGCCGTCGTGCGATCAATGCCAAGTTCACCGCTAATCTGCTTCCAGGGCACACGAGCCGCCCGCGACCAGATCAGCTTGCGCTCTGCCTCTTCAATCCAAAGCACCCAATCAAAGGTTTGCTCAAGACGGGTTATCGACGCAGCAGAAGGCCAGACCCGCATCGGCTGGGGTTCCATAGCAGCGATCTCACGGCTGGTCCGCGCGATGTCAGGCCAGGCGTTGAAGTACCCCTTGGCTTTGACCGGTGGCAGCTTGCGAAGCGTACGGAACGCTTCTTCGAAATGATCCGCGACATCGTCGGCGGTCCAGATCTTTTTCTCACCCATGGCGCACCTCCCCTTTGGGGCGTGGCCCGTAGAGTTTTGCACCCAATTGCTCGACCAATTCACGTTCCGGCCAGGTCAGGCGTTGATCGTCGACGCTGACAGCCAGCACACCTTGTTCGTGCCAACCGTCCCGTTTTACCTGATCGGGATCACGGCGGTGTCCGCCATAGCCTTTCGGAGTGAACCTCATGCCACACCTCCCCGGGTCTCAATGGCCCAGTGCAGGATGGCAATGGCATCGGCTTCATTGTCATCAGTGGGGCTGAACCCGCGCGCCTGGGCGGCGGCGATCATGGCGACCTTGTTGGCGTTGCCCTTGCCGGTGGCGTGACGCTTGATGGTGCCGACGGGCACGCCCTCATAGGGAATGCCCCTTAGCTCGCCCCAACTGGTCAGTGAGGCCATGAGGCCGCCATAGACATGGGCTGCGTCAGTACCAGCGTGGCGGCGAACTTCTTCGAACCAGATCGTTGCAATCGGTCCAGACAGCCGATCAAGTTCCGTGAGCCAGTTGGTGAACCGCAGATAGCGCATACCACCGCCATCGTAGCGACCGGGTTTGAACGACGCTGTCCCGCTGGTGATCAGGCCGTCAAAGCCGCGCAGGGCCCAGCCTGTGGTGGTGCCAAGGTCAAGCGCAAGGATACTGCGCGGGGCTTGTGTAGGTTGGGTCATGCAGACCTCCTCTTCGATTTGATGAGCGAGGCGAGAGGGCTGGCCGGTGAAGGCTGCGGTCTCGCCAGGCCCCGAAGGGTGGTCTGGTCAGGTCAGGCGCGGGGCGACGAAGCCGCCCGGCACTTCTTTCAATTCCTTCAACAGGCCAATTTGAAAGAAGTTAGCCTGTAAGGGGTTGAACTGTATGTATAATATACCTTCTTTCAATATTACTTATATTTCAATAGGTACCTCTCCCTCCACCTCATCGCGCGCGAGAATACACATATAAACATGTGTCCCCTTGAAAGATTGAAAGAAGTGAAAGAAGTGAAAAATCCGTTCCTGAACAGCAACTTAGATCCCGACTTCTTTCAATTGAAGAAAATCCCGTTTTGAAAGAAGTCTATTGTTCACGTCAGGATCCGATAGACCATGGCCCTGCGACCACCAGTGTCGCGCATGCCGGTGGTGATGTCACCACTTTCTATCAGCGTTTCGAGGATCTCATTTCGGTCGCGTGATTTCAACCACTGCGACGCCCGTGTAACCTCGGATTTGGTAATCCCGCTTGATCCAGCTGCACGGATGACTTCCTTGAGCCGCTTTAGATGGGCCTCTGTTTCGGTATCCGCAACATGCCGCTCCACCGCCGCAATCGTCCGCCGCGCATAATGGCGCACAAAATCAATGGCCCAATCTGCGGCCGAGAGGTCGATCGCAGGGTTTGTCGGATCGCGCCCGACCGCGACGATCAACGCCAGTTTCAATGCGTTCTCCCCAATGCGGGCCAGGATCGCCGTGAAGGCCGTCCCAGCTGCCGCCCGCAACTCCCCCGTCAATTCGGCGCTCAGCGCTTTGAAACGCGCACGGGCCTCCTCAGTCATCGGAACCATGGTCGGGTTCACAGACGTGTTCTGATCGGCTGTCTTGCCCGCAAGGTTGCCCTTCTGGTGCCCGCCACCGGAGGCCACGCTTTGCAACCCGGCGATCAGGGCAGGATCAGCTTGGCGAATGCCCACGGCGATGTTCTCGTCTGGATAATCCTCATCACTCGGCAGAATCAGAAAGCGGGCCAGCGAGCCGTCGACGACGTTTGCGCCTTGGAGCGCCCCCCAAAAGTGCAAAGGCGTCGTCGTGCCATAAACACTCAGGCAGGGTTGATTGATATCCCGCCGCTCATTCGACCCATCACGGTTGGCATATTCCGCACCAAGGAAAATCCCGCCCGCGGCCGTGTAAAGCTCGGTCATGTTGTCGAGGATTTCGGTGATATGGCGTGGACTGCGCCGCCGGTCGGCCGCCGCTGCCAAGAACATACCAAACTCATCGATCTGGAAGAGGATCGCAGGCTGGCGGTGCAGCGCGGTCAAAAGCCCCGCGCCGGAGGCGATTTTGTTGCCACCGAGATGATGGGCCAGCCCCGCCTCGAAAAAGACCTCGTTGATGATCTCGCGGGCGTGGTTCTTGCCTGATCCGCTATCCGCAATGCCCACGACATACAGGTTCGAGCGCAGGTTACTCTCGGTGCGATACTGCCGCCCCATGAGCGCACCAATCGCGCAAAGGCTAGCACCGAGTGACAACAACGGCTGAGGACGCCGGGCTGTCGACAGCATGTAATCGGTCAGATCCCCCACCAATCCATCCGGCATGGCCAGTCTGAATGGCGAGGTGGCGGAAGGTTCCTCATTACCCTCGTAATGCCCTCCCAGCTTCGACAAGAGATCCGCCGCAGGATGCTGTTCATCGCGGGCCGTCGATCCATCAAAGCGCAGTGATGCATCAGCTTGCCAGCCGCGCTCCATGGCAAGGTGGTAGATCGTGCCGGCGCCAATGCGATCGGGTTTGAAGCTGGCCCAGGCTTTGATCGTGGCTGCAGGCACATCCTTTGCCGCCTGCGCTGACCAGCCGGCAAAGATATCGCCCCCAGCCTCGCCAAGCGCGCCCTTCAGCGCCATACCAATCCGCACCCAGCTGTCATAATCCAACTCCGCATTGGGCAGCCATTTCAGCGCGGCCTCAATGGCAGGCGATGTCCCCATCTGGCTATGGGCCTGCAGGTGCTCCGTGGCAGGTGATCCTGTCGCAAGGCCACGTTGCCGCAGATGTTCGGGCAACAGCGCATAGGCCTCGTCAAGAAAGGCGCGCGCCATCTCTGCGGTAATCTCAGGCAGCTCCGTGATATCGAGATCAGCCAGCCCCTCCTCTGGCCAGGCATAGGGCGCGCCAGTGTCCGGGTGGTTGGCATAGGCCACGAACTGCTGACCGAGACAAAGCACCTCCAGCGGATGACGTTTGATGCCCCGGAAAGGGGTTTGTGTGCGATAAATCAGCATCCGCTTTGGCGCCTTGCCGATGCGCAGCGCCGGGGTATCCCCCAAACGTTCACGCGCCAGTTTCTCGATCTGGAGCGCCAGTTCCGTATCCTCAACGACGTCAATATCGACAGCCGCAACCGTGCCGCCAACAAGCCCGATGCCACACTCTGGCCAAGTCGACCATGTCGTCACCTCAACCTCCGTGGTCGGGCGTTCGGTGTGCCGGTTCCACTCGGGGTAGTCTGCCCATGCTCCACGCTTGAACTGGCCAGGTTTTTTTGTGCCCGGACCAATCGGCAGGATGCCATAGCCATTGGTGACCAGCCGTGCGCCAAACCGCGCCATATACGATGTCTCAGCCATCAGAACGGCACCTCCGGGGTCATGGCGTCGAGCCGTGTGCGGTCTTGCCCCGCCAGCGCGCGCAGTTGGTCACAATATCCGGTGATGACCGCATCAAGAAAGCGATCCCACTCGGTCTCAGTCAGGGTGGCGAGATCGGATTTGCCGATACTCTCGAGGTATTCGCCACCATATTGGCCACCAACACTCATGGCCTGCATTTCATTCGGGGTGGGATCGATCATACCTGTCCTCCTGTGACAGATGTCCTGGCAGGTGCGAGAACAGAGGTGTCTGCGGCTTTGGTCCCGCCGTTTATCCGAGACAATGAATGTCGGGTTGAACCAACCAAACCCACGAGGTTCCCGGTGGCAGACGGCGCAGAGGCCGGAGTGGATGTGGCGCATGGATCAAACCTGTAGCCGGAGATTTCAAGAAAGCGGCCCGATGGGCGCACCGAGATCGCGGTTGGCCGGGTCAGTTCCCCCGCCTGCGCAATGGCATCGTCGACAGTGTGCGGCATCGGGCAGCCCGGCGCGCGCTTGCGCCACCACTCGAGCGCCTTCTGGCGCGCATAGCCCTGATGCTCGACACAGACCCATTCGTTGTAGGACTTCAGCCCGCAGCTATAGGTGACCTTCATTGAGGGGCGCCCGCCGCGCTTGTCATGACGGCTGTAAGACACACCATGGACCGGCAGCCACTCAACCTTCGGCGACAAAACCGGAAGCGTGGCCGCTGTGGGGGCGATTTTCACCTCGCGTGCCGGGAAGACATAACCACAGTCCGAGCATTCCGTTGCCGAGAGCGCGATGATGCTGTCGCACTCGGGGCAGACCTTTGTGGGTGCCTCCCCACCCCCGCCATCGCCCGGGCGTTTGGGGCGGACCAAATCAATTGGTCCATGGCGACGCACATTGCCCGCAAAGTCGAGCACCAAGCAGTTTTCCTTGTCCGGAGCCAAGCGCGTGCCGCGACCGACCATTTGGACATAAAGCCCTGCGGATTTGGTCGGGCGCAGCAGCGCGATGAGATCGACGGCCGGCGCGTTGAACCCGGTCGTCAACACCCCCATTGAGGCCAGTGCGCGGATTTCACCACGCTTGAAGGCCGCGATGATGGCATCGCGCTCCTCCTTTGGAGTGTCCCCAAAGATCGTGCGGCAGGTGATACCTTGACGCGTGAACTCTTCGGCCACATGGCGTGCGTGATCCACGCCTGAGCAGAACGCCAGCCAGGATTTGCGGTCTTTTCCATGGGTGATGATCTCGATAACGGCCGCACGCGTCGTCGCGTCCTGATCGACTGCGGCTGCCAGATCACGTGCAATGAAGTCCCCTGCACGTGTACCAACCTTCGAGACGTCGAGCCGCGTATTGGGCTGTTTCGACACCAGTGGGCTAAGATAGCCTGCATCAATGAGATCACGCACCGGCGCCTCATAGGCAATGTCAGTGAAGAGTGCGTCCTTGCCCTCATGCAGCATGCCGCTGCCCGTTCGGAACGGCGTGGCCGTGAGCCCGATCACCTTCAGCGCAGGATTGATCGCCTGCAGAGCGTCCAGAAAGCGTCTGTACATCGTGCTGGAATTGCCCGGGATCAGATGGGCCTCATCAATCAACACCAGATCGGTGTGGCCGATTTCATGAGCGCGGCGATGGATTGATTGGATGCCGGCAAACAAAACACGGGCCTGCGCCTCGCGCTTGCCCAAGCCCGCCGAATAGATGCCCGCCGGTGCCTCTGGCCAAAGCCCGATCATCTCAGCATGGTTCTGGGCGATCAACTCGCGCACATGGGTCACGATCAGGATGCGCTGATCCGGCCACGCCTTCAGCACTCCTTCGATAAAGGACGCCATGACGAGCGACTTGCCGCCGGCTGTTGGAATGACAACCAGAGGGTTACCCTTGTTGGTCTTAAAATAGCTGTAGATCGAAGAGATCGCAGCGTTTTGGTATGGGCGCAGGGTCAGCATGGCGCGGCCTCCGTGACACGGGCGTCATTTGACCAGGAGGAGCCATCAGCCATGCGGTAGGTGACGATATCCTCCCCCGCATCGATGACCTCACCCGGCACGAGATCGGGGATGAAGAGATGTTTGCCGCAGGCGGCGCGCTGCTCAGAAGGCGCCAGCATTCTGTCATGGCGTGCGCAGTGCCATCCACCATCAACGGCCGTAGAATGCAGACAAGACCGACAGGTCACAGCGGCCCCACCGCCCTCATGACAGGCGGCATGGTGATCGCAAAAACGGCATTCAAACCAAGCTGGGTCTTCGCTGATCCGCGCAGGCGGGTGTTGAGCAAAGATAACCCGGCCAGCCTTTTCCAGAAGGCGTTCGGCCGTGGCGCTGTCGGCCTCGATCCGCTCGATGTGCAGCGCGTCCGTGTTCTTGCAGACCGCCATGTAGAGCGCGCGGGTGATACCGGTCAGGCGCATGTAGATCTGCATCTGCGCGGCATGCTGCGGCTTGGACAGCACGACGCCCTTGGCGGTCAGCTCAGAGAAGCTCTTGACCCCATGGGTCTTGAACTCGAGCACATGCCAGGTTTTCGGCGCCTCAAGCAGTCCAAGGGCGACGCCATCGAGCGAGCCGCCGAAATGACCGCCATGGGCCTCCACGCGGATTTGCCGTCCTGTTTCGGGGTCTAGTTCCAAAACAGTGGCCCCTGTGGCGCGCAGGTTGCGCACCATACGGTCCTCTTCCAGCTGGCCGGTCTCAAACAGACGCAGCAGGCGGCCGGAAAAGCGTGACGGCGTCACCCAGCGGAAATCATACCAGAGCGCGCGTGCGCAAGATTTACCTATGATGGATGCGCCGAGATGGTCACGGAAGCCATCGCCCTGACGGGCCTCATAATCGGCGTAGATCGCCGTCAGCGTTGGCGTGGGTGGTGCGGGAAGATCAGCCATCACAAGCCCTCCCGTTCGCTACGGGCTTGGGCCTCGGCCAGAATGCCGCTCCAAGTGTCCGGGTCATGGCGCTCGCGCAGGACGCCGATCAGAGCATCTTTCAGCTTTTCGCGGCGACGGCGGCCGGTGCCTTTGGCAAGCAACTCGGACCGTTCGCGGCACAGGTGGCGCAGCGCGGTGCGTGCCCGGTGGAACCAGTCAGGGTCGATGGGTTTTTGCCCCCGTTGGCGCGCCAGATCAGCGGTCGCAATCTGCGTGCGGATCTTGGCAATATCGTCGTCGAGTTCGATCAACCGGCGCTGGTCATCAGGCAAGCCGGGGCTGATCACCGCCCGAGGGGCCGCGTTATGCAGGTCAGTCATGGGAATATCCTCAGATGTGTTTGAGCGCTGCCCCGTTAGTCAGGCAAGCGGAGCAGCGCGATTGATCAGCCCTTCTTGTTCCAAGGCGCGGAGGCCATCTTGGGCGGCGCGGAAGCGGCCTGCGTTGAGGGCGGTGCTGCTGGGGCTGCGCCAGGTTTTGCGGCGGCTGCAGGTGCGCCTCCACTTTCAGGCGGCAAATAAGCAATAGCATTGCTCTCGCCGTAGCCGTTCTTCGGCGGCTTGATCTTTACCTGGATCGTCATCGGGATCAGGTGCAGTTCCTCGCTGTCGCTGACATGCATCCGGCCCGTCGCATGGCAGATTGCCGACAGCGTCCGCTGTGCGATCTCGACCGTGGTGGGGTTCGGATTCACCAGGTTCAGCTGATCAAAGATCTTCCGGCCCTTATGCTGGCCATCCAAAATATCCAACATCAGCCAGAGAAACTGACCCATACCGTTGCGGGTCACGCGCATCTCGCTCTCGACGATCTGAGCGCGGTATTTACCTGCGGGCAGCAGCTCATAGGGGGTGGTGGGTTCAACGCTGGTGGCGTCAAAGGACGTATCAAAACGTGCCATGGTCATATCCTTTCAAGGCAATCATTGGGATTGGGGCATGGCTGCGAGGAACTCTGACCACGAAAGCGGCAGAGTGTCCGGCAGGCCGTAACGGTTTTTGGCGAGGAAGGCGGGGCGCTCCTCGGTGTGCATGACGCGCGCACCGGACCCGAGCGCCCGGGTCACCTTCTTGTTGAAGCCGACATCGGATTTGGCGACCGAGATCTGATAGTTGGCAAAGAGCACCACATCAGAATGCTCCTGCAGCAGCGCGGAGGCGCGGGTCTGCAGCTTGATCACGTACCGGTCGTAGGGTTCGTGCTCGGGGCTGTCGAAGCGCTTGATGTCAGTGTGGGCGATCTGGATGACCACCATGCCTTTGCGGTCGCGCAGCGCGTTCAACTTGTCGAGATATTCGCGCCAGATGGTCAGAGCCTCGGCGTAGCCCTTGCCAAAGCCTGGAGTTTCGATCGACTGCCAGCCGTTGCGTTTGCACGCTTCTGCCCAGATCAGCGGCTCGAGCCAGTCGACGCTGTCAACGACGACCGTGCCGTAGTCGTGATCTTCCTCCAGCAAGGCGTCGAGCGCTTGTGCAACTTCGGCATAGCTGGTCGCCAACGGAAAATGCGGGACCTGCAATTTGCCCAGGCCATCCTCGGTCATGAGGAAGACGGGCCGGTCAGCGTCAGCCGCGAAGGTGGATTTGCCCACTCCGGCCACGCCGTGGATCAGGATACGCGGTGGTTGTAGCGCCGAACTGGTGCGCAAAGATGCAAGAGAAATGGCCATCAGCGCAGCTCCTCGCCAAGCACCAAGCGGAACTTGGGTTTGCCGGTCCGGACCGTACGCGCAGGCTCAAAACCCTTGCGCCAGCTTTCTGGCAGCGCCGTGTATTTGCGCTCGGACACCTTTAACGTGGTCTCGATGAACTCGGCCGGGTCTTCGCCAGCCGAGGCGATGTTTTCTGCGATCTGGGCGAGTTGCGCCTGATCCCAATCAATCCGTTTGGTCAGGTCCGAAATGACTGTGACGCCACCATCTTCGAAGCGGATCGTGCCGGTGTCCTTGCCTGCCTCAGAGCGGTATTCCGCAGCACGCTCGGCGTATTTCAGGGCGATTGCACCATCGAGCCAATCCGAGACCGTCTTGGCCTGGGTGAGCTGCTGATCAGCCGCATCCCGCAGCATTGCCAGCTGATCAGCGGGCAGTGCCGCGATTTGGCCGACCGGCATGCGGTGGATATCGGCCAGTGTGATGTGGTTAGAAATTGTCATATTCGTCCCCCTTATGCCGACATTGGGCGGTGGGGCTCGTGGTCCGAGCCGCGGATTTGCTCGACCTCAAAAGCCTCGACGTCTTCGAGCCGGTAAATGACCCGACCGCCAAGCTTGATGAATTTCGGGCCTTCGCCCGTCCACCGCCAACGCTCCAGCGTGCGATGTGAAATGTTCCAGCGAGCCGCCAGCTCGATCTGGGAAAGGTGTCTTAGCGCCATGTGAACCTCCTTGGGGTTTTTGCGAACACTTGCGGGATCACCATGGCGGAGGGGCTGGGAGGCACCGTGGAGGCAACCGGGAGGCAAACTGGGAGGCAACGAAGTTTGACGCCTGAAAATGAAAAAAGCCGCCCCGAAGGACGGCCTTTTCATAGAAACACGAGGGACAGGATCAGGGATCGATCCAGCAGTTTCCGTTCTCGACCTTGACGAAACGCCATTTGTCGATGCCGCGGCCAAAAGCCTTTTTCAGCGTGTTCACCTGACCACCATAGCCAGCCTCTTCAAGAACAGCGGCAAGACGCAGGACTTTTGACTTTGACCAATAGGCCGAAAACAGAATTTCCAAGAACCGACGCTGCTTGTCTCCGCGGAACGTGAGAGTTTCACCCCGATACCAGACGATCCCGCAATCATCCGAATGATCAATCGGGAACCGATGCTGCGCCTCGCCCGGGAAGACCCTTGCGCCGACGGCCTGCGGTGAGATGGCCAGCTTTCCAGGCGCTTTGGCCACATCGGTCACACTGATGATGATGTCCTTCTTACTCGCAGCAACAGGAAGGCGATCGCCTGGTGTGGACGTCAGGATGACACGGACCTCATCCGGCGGCCTGCGTTCCAGAAGAGCGCCAACCTTTCTCCACACCGCAGGATCTGAAAGCCGACGTGCAAACCAGACCGGCATGGGCGATTTCGCCCCCTTGAGCTGGATGGTGCCAATATCCCAGGCGACACTATCGATCAACGAGATCGGGCGCGCCGGGGCAGCGCGCTCGAAATCTACCAGCATCTTCGCGAAGAGCAGCGGGTAATCAACTGCAAGAGCTTCGATATCCTTGGCATCGACCGCAACCCACCGACCGATGCTGTTGTTGTATCCATACTGCCTGCGCTCGGCGCACCACTCTGCAGGGATGGGCTCGTCTTCGTAGTCATCCATAGCGGTGACGACCGGGATATGGCCGGATGCGACCATAAGCTTGGCCTCAAGCAACTGATCCGTTGCCCGAGGTGAAACTTGCCGCAGGACCGATGCCTGCACCTTGGCAGGACGGGTCTCCATGACCTGCAGCAGCATATCGACCGCCCGCTTAGTCAATGAGGTCACCGATGTCCGAGCCGTCGGTCAGAATGCCCCAACGGCGCAGATACTTGTCGCCGATCAGGCGCTCATGCGGGGTCATGTCCTTCAAATTGCAGCCATGTGGCATGGTCACCGTCAGCGTCAACGATTTGCCCCTCCCGCCGCTTGGGCCGGGTTGAAACTTGATTGTGAACCGCGCGCGCGTGACGATCCATTCAGGCGTTTCAGATGCAACGGACAGGACTTGCCCAGAACTGCCAATGTCGAGCCCAATTCTTTCTTCTGCCATTTCCCACACCGTGCGGTCGGCGCCCGACATGGTTTCGAGGACGATCCGTTCGTTAGGCTGGCCAACCTCCATAAGACGCAATTCTTTCACGGTGACGTCCGCTATGCCGTCATCAACGTCAGTCGGGAAGTCAAAGGGCTTCAACAGCATCCCAAGATGGTATTCCCGCAGCGGTATATGCTTTTCTTCGAAATCGATCCCAAGCAGGTCCCGCGCCATGTAGGCAGTGAGATCCCTCCGGTCTGCAATTGTATTGGCCACCACCTCTATGACGCCAGTATCCGCCTCGTAAGTCAGCGCAGCCTCAAAAACCGGCTTCACGATACGGCGTGACAATGTGCTGTTCGCGTCAAACCCAAGCATGTCCTCCGGCCGCCCTTCACGGTAAACAGCGACCTGAACGAGATCGCATTCCTGATCATCGAGGATGACGCGGTGCCGGTCGAAGACATCGACATGAACATGCGGCGTGTCGAAACGCTCGCGGATTGCCTTGGTGAAGTCAGCTACCGATACAGCATCCCGGCGGACCACGCGGTCCTTTTCTACTTCAAAGCCACTCCATGACCGGCCACGGCGCCGTTCATCATTGTAGCGGACCTCTTCAGCCTTACGAAACTGGTCTGGTTCATTCAGAAACACCCACAGCGAACGATTGTTAGCCCCCTCCAGTGTGTCGAACACCTGCCGGTTGATGACGACATTCTGCAGCGCATTCTGGCCCGGTTCGTCTGCGAGAGCAGCGACCTGACTGGCATTCATGACAACGCGTTGTTTTTCACGGTCGTCCATGTCGTCGACAGCTTTGATCAGCGGCTCGACGAGCTCCGCCTCAGGCTTGGTCCAATCGACCGGCGGAAGGGATGTGAACCCGGAGCCAGTAAAATAGTCATGCAACCGTGTGACGGGGGTCTTGCGAAGGAAGGATGCGATAGCAGTCATGGGAGCCCTTTCTGGCGAGGAAGATGGAGGAATCGGCGCAAAGCGATACGGTAATGTTCGATATATACCGAACAAACCGCCAAGTCTACTTGCGCGGAACGATTTTGTTCGGCATACCGAACAAGCTTCCTACAACCAAGGAAAACAAGGATGATACGATGACCACGTCCCTCGGCGCCAAGATCAAGCGCCATCGCCAAGAGAAGGGATACTCCCTCGATAAGCTCGCGGAATTGACCGACTCGAGCAAGAGCTACATTTGGGAATTGGAAAACCGCGACGCACGAAAGCCGTCGGGAGAAAAATTGACCCGGATTGCTCAGGCCCTCGAGGTCACTACCGACTATCTGCTGGATGAAAGTGAGGAACCCGGAGACGCAGTCCTGAAGGAGGCCTTCTTCCGCAAATTCAGTAAGCTTGACCCGGATGACCAAGCGAAAATCAATCAGATGATTGATGCGTGGGGAAAGAAGGATTGAGTCTGCCCACGACGCCACAGGGTTGGGCAATCCGCCTGACCAAGATCCTGTCGCTGTATCAGGCAGCCCATGGGCTACCGCGGTTTCCAATCGATGTGGCCGCGCTGGCACAGGATGTCTCTCGACAGGTATTTCCGGATGCACCGATAACTATGGTCGGCGGCCTGGACCTCTCCAAGGGCGTCGAAGGCATGTTGATGCCGCGCCGAGATGGGTCCGGCGAATGGGGCATCATTTACAACGACACGATCCGTTCGCCAGGACGGCAAAACTTCACGTTGGCCCATGAACTGGGTCACTACCTGCTGCACCGGCAGACTTATCCCAACGGCCTCGAATGCACCAACCGCGACATGGCTGATTGGGATGATGTCCGGAACGGGATCGAGGCGGAGGCGAACACATTCGCCTCCTACCTTTTGATGCCGCTGGATGATTTTCGTGAGCAGATCAAAGGGCGGGCCAGCGATATCGATCTGATGACTGATTTGGCCGACCGCTACGCCGTGTCACTGACGGCAGCGATCCTGAAATGGATGACCATCACCGACAAGCGGGCGATGATCGTGGTTGGCAAAGAAGGCTTCATCGACTGGGCATGGTCCAGCGAGCCTTTGCTGAAATCTGGCGTCTTCTACAGGGCGCGGCAAACCGTGACCGAGATGCCAGCCGCCTCCTTGGCCGCGCAGGAGGTGGACTGGGATACTGGTCGCCATGGTCACCTCCACCCGGCAGGTGTCTGGTTGGGATCTGAACCCGTCCATGAAATGACGGTATTCTCGCCCCGCAACGACCAGATGACGATCTCGCTGCTGCTTTATCCCGACCGCGCGCCCTCACGGTGGGAGGTGGCCGAGCTGGAAGAAGAGCAGACCGTCGATACGTTCGACAAATTCATGGACGGTCGGACAGGCTGATTCGGCTCAGCGACAACGATCGGCACTCCGCGCACTCGCATGTTCATTACGTAGAGATACGCGGATCTACGCGCATGCCGAACCCGTCCTCAAAGTATTGATTTGCTTGTATTTTAAAGATTTTGAGATACCTTTTGGGCATCATCTCAATCGCGAAAAGTCGCCATGCCCAATAACACATCAGGCCCGATTTCGGGTCCCAATCCTCTATGCCCCGAACGCATGTCAGCAGACGCGCGCCTCGAAGAAATTGGCCGCATCCTCGCTGCTGCTGTGGTTCGGCTGAACGTCGAACAGTCCAGCGATTTATTTTCTGAGGACGGAGACAGTTTCGTGGACTTCTCGCCCCGAAAGAGCGGTGGTCGTCGTGCAAAACGCATCCGCATCGGAGGAATTGATGAAACATCACAATAAGATAACCCCAACACTGCCGGGGCAAAATCCTAGTTTGGATCAGACGGCATTGTCGCGCATGGCCGCCCTGAAAGCGATGTCGGTCAAGGAACTCAAAGCCCAATGGGAGAAGCTGATTGGCACTTCGGCGCCGAACAACAGCCGGGCATTTCTTGAACTTCGGATCGCCTATCGGATCCAGGAGCTGACCTACGGCGGCCCAGATCGGGAAACCCGCCGCATGCTGGATCTGCTGGCAGACGAGGTTGAAGGCCATGCCCGCCGCAAACATCAGATCGCCGATCCCCGCAATCCTGTGGCCGGAACGAAACTCCTGCGCGAATGGGACGGCACCGAGCATACCGTCACAGTGCTGAAGGACGGCTTTGACTGGCAAGGCCGCAAATACAAATCACTCTCGGCGGTGGCCCGCGCAATCACCGGAACGCGCTGGAATGGGTATCGCTTTTTCGGTCTACGTGAACGCAAGCAGGAGGAAGCATGATGGACATCACCGCCCGTCCAAACCGCCGCCTGCGCTGCGCCATCTACACCCGTAAGTCGACGGAAGAAGGGCTCGACATGGAGTTCAATACCCTCGACGCCCAGCGAGAGGCCTGCGAGGCTTATATCGCCAGTCAGAAGTCCGAGGGATGGGTGGCCACCCGCGACCGCTATGACGATGGCGGTTTTTCTGGCGGCAACCTTGAACGCCCCGGGCTGAAGCAATTGCTAGCCGACATCGACGATGGTCTGGTCGATGTCGTGGTCGTTTACAAAATCGACCGCCTGTCGCGATCGCTGATGGATTTCTCCAAGCTGGTCGAGGTTTTCGACCGCAATGGCGTCACCTTCGTGTCGGTCACGCAGTCGTTCAACACCACCACGTCGATGGGGCGGCTGACGCTGAACATCCTGCTCTCCTTCGCCCAGTTCGAGCGCGAGGTCATCGGTGAGCGCATCCGCGATAAGGTGGCAGCATCGCGCAAGCGCGGGATCTGGATGGGAGGCTACGTGCCGCTCGGCTACGATGTGCAGGATCGCAAACTGTTGGTGAACGACGCAGAGGCCTCATCGGTCCGACGCATCTTCGAACGGTTTGTTGAGCTCGGCTCCGCCACTGTGCTGGCGCGGGAACTACGTGGTGATGGTTTCCGCAACAAGCAGGGAACGCTGATCGATAAAGGCTACCTCTACCGGCTCCTGAATAACCGTGTTTATCGCGGTGAGGCCGTCCACAAGGGCAAGGCCTACCCAGGCGAGCATGACGCCATCATCGACGAAGCGCTTTGGGATCAAGTCCACGCAATCCTCAAGGAAAGTCCGCGCAAACGAGCCAACAACAGCAGATCCAGGACACCCGCACTCCTGAAAGGGTTGATCTTCAGCGACACCGGCGCAGCCATGACGCCTACCAGCACGAAAAAAGGCGCGAAGCTTTATCGATACTATGTTTCGATGGACGTGATCCGGAACCGCGAGACCGGCGAAGAAACCGCCCCGATGCGGCTGGCGGCAGGAATGGTGGAGGATGCTGTCGTGACCGAGGTCCGCCGCATCCTGCAAACGCCAGAGGTTGTCACGCAGGTGCTGGCGGCCCTGAAGCAACAGGATAACGCAGTTTCGGAGGCGGACGCCGTCGCGGCATTGCATGAATTCAGCGCGCTCTGGGCGCAACTGTTCCCGGCCGAGCAGGCAAGGATCATTCAGTTGCTGGTGCGGCGTGTCACCGTCACCGCAGCAGGGCTTGAGGTCGACATCAGGCGCGAGGGGATCGCAGGCGTCATCCGTGAGATGGTCGCGCCGCGTAGTCTGGAGGCAGCCGAATGACCAATGCCGATGACACGATCCGCGTCTTGATCCCGTTGAAGGTTGGCAAGAAGAACGGTCGACCAAAAATCCTGCCGCCCGCCGACTATCTGCCGAGCGAGGACCAAACGCAGGACCCGCATATCCTGCGCGCCATTGGGCGGGCATGGGGCTGGCGGCGGCGCATGGAGGCAGGTGAGTTCGCGACAATCCAGGAACTGGCTGAGGCGGTGGGATTAGCTGAACGTCATGTCAGCCGTCAGCTGCGACTGGCATACCTCGCGCCCGAGGTGCTGAAGCGCCTGACCTGCGGGCGCGAGGCGTCGACGGTCAGCCTGTACGATTTGTGTTTTCTGGCTGGAGATGCTTGGGGAGAGCAAGTGGGGCGCACATTCGACTGA